TTTTTCCTTACATGCAAGTTGGGCGTATCTGTCTGCATGTCGTCAGCCGGGACTGTCAGATACACCGGAGAATCCCGGAATGGTTTTAATATAACTCAAAAGAAAAGGGGGCACAAGGCCCCCTTTGTCTATCAGGTCGTACCGGGGGAGCCGAACATTCCCAACGGATCAGACCAGCCNAATGAATAACGCTCACGAGCCTTGTAACGTACGTTACCAGTATCGAAGTCGCCGTCCATTTTGTTCTCCAAAGGCATACGCTCAAAATGCTTCAGGCCGTTGGGCACGTCAGTGCACAAGAACCAAGCGTTGCTGTCTGTCAAGAAGTGATTGACAGTGTAGCCTTCTGGGATTGAACCGTTGTTCTTCAACGCGTTGATGTCGTTGTCAGCAGTGCCAACACGGAGGTTGGTTTCCAACAGGCGGGTAGCCACGAACATCAGAGCAGGAGGAATAATCAACTTGCGGGGCTTTGCTGCAATCAACAGGCCGCGCTCATCAGTCCAAGCTGCGATTTGAATGACTGCATTTTCCAATGAAGTTTCGTTCAAGTCAGAGTTGGTAGTTGGGCGATTGCTGTTGGTTCCACCAGTAACCAAGGGGTGTGCTGTGCTGAACAGAGGAACGCCATCACCACCGTAATAAGCGGCAGAGTTGGTGAAACCGTTGTTCAAAACAGAAGCTGCCTTGACTTGCTTGGTGTAGGACATGGCACGGGCCAAGGCTTTGGTGTAACGGGCAGACAAGCTGTCGTACAAGTTATCTTCAATCGCTTCTTCAGTGATTGAGAAACCCAAAGCAATGGTTTCGTGGTTGTAGCGTGCTGTGAACGCTTCTTGCGCATTGTCATAAGCAATGGCAGAACCTTCGTTCTTGACGGGAGCAGCGGAGAAACCAGCAAGCTTGGTCTCTTCTTCAAAGCTACGCTCTGATTTCTCAGTGTCATAGATTTCTTTGTGCTCTTCGCCGTAGCGGGAGTACTCCATGCCAAACAATGCATTCAGTCCGGGTAAGAGTTCTTTAAGTAGCTGTGCGCGTGAAATAGCCATGATTTAGCTCCTTATACACCGGTTGAGTTGTTGTACTGGTGCATAGTCGCATTTATCTTGACAATAAACTCAACAAATGTATCAGCGCCTGTTGCTGTCTCACGAACCACATCAATGATGCGGATAGGCAGCGTATTGGTAGTAGTCTGCGTGCCTTCATCAATAGCCACTTTGGAGTTACCTGTAACGGTAGAGCCAGCGTTTTGAATCAAAGCAATGTTATTACCAATAGCAGAAATGCCCATTCCGGCCACGGTTGTGGTTGCAGAACAAGAAACTACTTGGAACAGCGTATCAGGATCATCAGCAACCACAGCGAAGATTTTACTTCCCGAAGCAATTGATTGGCTGGCTGGATAGTACTGTTGTTGCTGGACTTGACCAGTTGACTGGTTAGTAAATTGAACGCCCAAAAACACACCAACAGGAGTGGCAGTTGTTGTGCCAGCGTCCTTTTCGATAGTGCCATCAGAAATGCGTTTTACCAAGTCACCATAGAAAATGCTGGTGGCATANCCACTTGCAATTTCCATCAAACGGGTTGAACCCGCAAANACCTGTCCACCAATNAGGTTTACAGGCTTTAGCCCGTAGGGGGCGTCTACCGTTGGATAAGCCATTTAAGGACTCCTTTATTTAGAACCTGTACCAAATCCGNTTCCGCGACTGGATGTTGACTTNCGGTCAGCAAACAGAGGCATACGCGGGTCNTTNTTTCTCATGAAGTGGTTGTCCACTGAATCCATCTGGTTCTGCGCTTGNGTGTCGTAATACTCTTTCATGGCCATGAGTTTTTCGGTGGGGATTTTGCAAAGCATCAATCCACCAATTTCCACATTACCCTTTGTCATTACCTTCAAGCATCAGTTCTGGATGGTCTGCTGCCTTAACCGGTTCCCAGCCATCCCGCATCTTGCTAGACACATTGGTTGGCATGGACTGTCCCAAGACATGAGTCGCTATGTAGCGAAACTCCCATCCGGGTTCAGGGGTAGGATCAGGCAACGCACTCGAAGGTTTATACACGTATCGAGTTGATTTTTCGCGTGACACATTNTCACGGGGGTTACGGTTTTCAGCCATTTTGATTCTCCANTTTTAAAACTTCNGCAACATATTTCTTAGGGTCAAGGTTGTACTTTTTAATTAACGCAGCTTGTGACGGCGTTAATTGGACTTTCCTTGTTCCTGTGGAACGTGATGCAGGGGCCACCACGGATGATGGACGCCTTGGAGTCTCACTCGACTTAGGCCTTTCGTCGTTTCCACCGAAAACTTCAGGGAACTTCGACTTCACGCGAGCATCTATTTGCTCGAAATATTCGTCTTGGCGGGGGTCGACCCCGGAGTTGACTAGTTTTTGATGCAGCCCTAGTGCAAAGCTGGTAACTTCTTCAAACCCATCGGAACCGAACCACTGGTTTTTTGCCTGCCAGCGCAGGGTTTTTTCGTCCGGTTGAACAGATTGGGTCTGTTGTCGCGGTTGTACCGCACTTTCTTCTGCTTGTAAAGGGGTTGGACGAAAATTTTGTGCCTGTTGTAATTTTGACTTAGCNTCAAACAGCGCNTCTTGAGCCGCAAGGATGGCATCGGTGTCAAACGCCTCTTGCGCCGTCTTGTAGTCGCGGCGAGCTTTATCCATTTCCGCCTCGGCAGCGGTCTTGGCCATAGCCCCNTACTGTTCAGTGCCGTTGTTTACNTACTGTTTGAGCTTTTTGTTTTCNTCGACGTANTGCTGTGCAAGACGCTCAAGTTCTTGCTTTTCCCTCAAAAGAGTTTCTTTGGCACGGCGCTCGTCGTGACGCGCATGGGTTAACTCCTTGATGCGGTCTTGTGCCCCTCTTGTATAGGACTCAATCTCTTCATCAGTGGGGTCTTCCACCTCTCTGTCCAATGGCCTACGGCCACGGTCTTGTATAGGCGTATCGTCAACAATCTCAATTTCAACGTCATCATCAGGCTGAAGTATCTCAACCTTCTGCGTTTTGTTGTCTTCAAGTTCGTCGGGAAACTTGTATTGTTCTGCCATTTCTGCTCCTTTAAGCGCGGGTTAGCCCACGAGGGTCTTGCACAACAGCGTCCACTTGGTCATCATTGATGAGCCGGAACTCTTTTCCAAAAATCTTAAAACGCGTACCGGAATAGGTACGGACAAGGACAAAGTCCCCTTCTTTGCACCACGCGCCTGCGGGGAACTTGGTCTGATCTTTGTACGCATCAGGGCCAACTTTCATCACAAACAACACGGTGGTTGCGCTTTCTTCTTGTTTCATACTGCTTGTATCGCGTACAAGATCAAGCGCAGTACCATCAATCTTTTCAGAGACTGGGGGCACGGCACACAGCAACTTCCAGCCTGTCGGCTCTGGCAGCATGGTGGCTTTTTCTTCGTCTGTAGCGTCTTGCACTGGTGCATCGACGGGTTGGATTTCAGGCAAGGCGTATTGCCTTGGTTCTAGAACGAGTTCACTCATCGGATTTTTCAACTTTCTTTGCAAGGTCAAGTAGATGGCGCTCTGCAATGGCTAGACCCTGAATAGTCCCGCAGAGTTTTTGGTACTCGTCAAAATTGCGACATGCCCCACCAGCGCAGTCATCTGCGTAGTTGTTCATATCGGTGCGTAATTTTTCGCGCAATACGCGTGCGAAGTCTTGAATCATTTAGTTGTGCTCCCCTTTGGTTGGTTGCGCAAAGCAGCTTGTCCGGCTTTAAAGCCTTCAAGTTCCATTTTTCCGTCGAACTCTTCTTTGTTTTTTTGCAAACTAGAAGACGCTTTAAACCCTTCAAGTTCTAAATGCGCATCAGATTTTTCTTTATCTAACTGGATGCGTTGTTGTTCAAGCTGTAACTTGCCTTTGACTTCTTCGCTTTTAAGCTGCAACTCTTGTTGCTTCAGTTGTAGCTCTTGTTGTTGCATTTGTATGATCGGATCTTGCGCCTGCTGCTGCGCTTGCTGTTGCGCCTGTTGTGTCTGGCTTTGTTGCACCACTTGTTGAGATGCTTGCGCCAACAGACTAGCCAGCGCAAATTCAGCTTGAGGAGGCAGCTTCTCATCTTGCTGCGGCAGTG